TAACAGGAGGACCGAGATCGATCGATCCCATGTCAACTTCTCGAACCTCGCCATCTACTATGATTGTAATCAAATCAGTCATATCAACATCCCTCTATGGAGATTACGGTTCCCGCCCCAATCGGCCCGGAGCTTGTGAAAAACATGATATTAGTTATTCGCCCGTGCTGGGTGGAATAGCCAGACCTTAAAAAATTTATGATTCCTGCTGCGTGTGCATAGGCCAGCTCCCGCGTTTGCAGAGACATAACACTAGAGTTGCTGCCAACACTTATTGACGCCGTGAAGCGAGCGCGGAGATCAACGCTTTCGCTTGATCCACAAATATTCATAACGTTTACAGGCGTGTTAGATTGAGCAACAGGCGTTGCAATATTCTGCCCTAGCCATGCCTCAACATAAAAATTGTGAAATGTCGCACCCCCATCATAGCTAACGCGCGCTATTAAAGTGGCACCAGTCGCATTAACGTCACCAGAAATGCGCAACTGACTAATATCTGAAGGAATAGACTGGTAAACGGCTGCCGTATCCACTTCGAGTTGTATGCGCTGCAGCATGCGCCAGCCACCGGGATTTATCAGATTTCGCAGATCATCGGCGGTCAGGTCGCTCGGTGTTCCTGCTGTGCTGAGCCTCCCCTTAATCGTATTCGCAGGCATTTCTGCAAGATGAGCATTTGTAATGCTGTTCGGCATCGCTGGAGAACCAATCGCTCCCTGTGGTCCTTGCGGGCCGGCCGGGCCTGTATTTCCTTGCAGCCCTTGAATGCCCTGCATTCCTTGCGGACCAATTGGGCCTATTTCCCCTCGTGGCCCTGTTGGCCCAGCTTCCCCCTGGATACCTTGCTCGCCCTGAATGCCCTGAATACCCTGCTCGCCCCGGATATCGATGGCCTGTGCAATATCATCAACCCAGCCGAACGGGCCGACATACCAGCCTGTCACGGGCTTATCACCCTTCCCGCCGGTCCAGCCTGTAACCTGCTGCACCCGTCGCAAGCCATCTTCAACAACCGACAGAACCGGTGTCCAGCCGTCACGCCCGGACGGCGCGGCAGGGCGGGGCATAACCCGCAACGTGGAGCGTGGGAGCAATTTAATCTGCATCATGATACAAACCCATCGTCAATCTGGATTGTGCCGGTCAGGACCTGGGTCGTCACACTACCCAGCGTATAGATCAGTCCAACATTGTAGAGTCCTGGAACGAGATTGCGCATTTGTCGGGCGTCAAAGGTCCATTCGATAATGCCTTCACTGCTCGCGATAATGACGCCGTCACCGATGCGGGCGGATAACACCCTGCTTCCACCCGACTGCGATTGAATCTCAAGCTGACAATCGGCTTCTGACAGATCAACCGGCCCGGAATCATCCCTCAGTTCAATCCGGTCAATCCACGTTTCGCGGTTTGTCACCGCGCCAAAGCGAATATTTGCAAGCATGGCAATCCTCAAAGCTTAATGTACCAGGTAACAAGGAGAGACGATTGAACGGCGCTGTAGGATTGCCCACTACCGGTGTTGTCTATTGCCGTAGACACAACATGAGAATGCAGACCTGCTGCGTACGTCCAAACGCTGTGCCCGTGATTGCCCGCATCTCCGGTTGTGCGCTGGTTCGCAATAGTTCCGACATTCGTCCCACCCGCGGCGCCGGCTCCGGGATAAATGGAAGTATCAATGTATGGATGGGAGTGATTACCCTGTGCGTCCGTCCCACCGGTATGTGAGTGCTCCCCGGCGTTCCCGCTATAACTGTTCGCAACATGATTATGCGCCGGGAGCTGGCCAGTACTGAGATCATAGAAGGACGCGCCGCCTGATGCCCCGAGAACGCGCGCGTCCTTGAACTGCGAAAACCGGGCGCTGGGGCTACCTGTCGAAGTCGCCGGCAGCGACAGCGTCAGTTTCAGGTCTTCAATCGCGTTTACAACCGCCCCTGTCGGAATGCCCGTTCCGACAATTCCCATGCCGACAACAATACCTTCAACCGAAGTGACATATGCCTCATTGCTGCTTTTCGTCGTGGTCAGCGTCGTTTCGAATTGCAACCGGCCTGCATCCGGCCCGCCCATGCCATCCAGCCCCAGAACCGCCCGGCCGCGGATATCGGGCAGACCAAGCTGCCTGTTGGCATCCCAATCGGAGAGTGCCGTTGCTCCACGCGTCACCTCGACGCCGGCTGAGTAAACCGGAAGATTGGGATCGTTCTCCCAAAGGTGGATGAACAGAGGGTAGGCGGATCCTATTGGCTGTTCCTGATTGGACGGCAACCCGACGGCTATCTCGGAGGCGCCGGAAGCCGCCGTACCTATGGTATTACCGTTGCACCGGGCAAATCCGGCTCGCGACCCAGTTCGATATGCTGCAATAATATCACCGGTAACAAGGACCGCATTCGGATCGGAGAGCGGATATGTTTCTCCCGGGTCCGGTGCATCCGTGGAGGAGGCAGCTCCCGGCAATCCGTCAACCTCGCCGATGACAACATCATCTGCTGTCAGCAGCCGTAATTTGTAATCACCAGACCCGATATAGATCGGCGGTATCCGGCCGTAACCATCCGCAAGAACGGGACGCGGATGCGCCGCCTGCAGATTGCTATCGACATATACAGTTTTGGGGGTCGTCGTTCCGGCCCGATAGATCAGGACCTTGGCGCCAATTTCAGTCCGCCCTCGGTGAAAAACCGTTTGCAGCGACAGGGGACATAGGATTGCAGACATGGTTGCTCCAAATAGAAAGAGCCCGCCTAAGCGAGCCCGTAGAGTTTGCAAATTCAGAAAAACGGCTGAAATATTTTTATTGTGAAATAATTATCCTACAAAAACGTAGAATATAAGAACAAGAACCGTTTAAAATAAACACTATAAACATTAAATGCTATTTTTAAGATTTTCCTGTACTTGCACCTGAATTCTTACCTGTACCTGGCACTGAATTATAAGCCTTGAATATGTCGATTAAGCTTGAAGCAACATATTTCGCCGCATCAAAACGGTTTTGCGCCGCCTGCTGGCCTGCCAACAGACCTCTGGCTCCTGCCTCCCCCATACCCTGTGCTGTCTGATAAGCCATATTCGCCTTGTTGTTGGCCAACGCAGTTTCCAGATCGGCAAGGGAGATGTTGGTGCCCGCCAGCTTGTCGCCGAGGGATGTCTGCAATCCTGAAAGGAGTTCACCTCTATTGGCTGCATACTGGGCGGCAAGCTGGTCGCTCTGCGCTCTACCCTGTGCGGCCTGCATGCCATTCTGCATCAGTGGAGTGAACTGGTTCAGCCAATTATCGTAAGTCTGCGACGCCAACCCGTTAGCGTATTTCATCAGATCGACACTGGTATTTCCAGAAGCCAGCCCGCCTCGCGATGCCGCGGAGCGCTGAATTGCGTCCAGCCCCTGCGAGCGCGCAAATTCATAACCCGGACCGACCTGGAACGATTGTGCAGCCCTCGCCCGACCCTCCGGACCATTCAACCCCATCGCGTCAGCATAGGCACTATTGGCCTGCACGCCCGTGTCGTAGAAGGGCTGCCATTGGTTCTTGCCGCTCTGGATCGCGTTATCGGCCTTGTCATACGCGGCATCGATCAATCCTGATGCCTTGTTGAAAGCATTATTGTAGATGTCGTAGTTGCGGTTGAGATAACCCGTTGCAGCCGACCTGCCCTGGTCCATGTAATCGAATGCTTCTTTCTTGCCGTTACCGAGCATCATCTGCTGATAGACGGATGCATCCCGCCCTGCTTTTCCTGAAAAAATACTGGCCATTGTTAACCCTCGATAGTTTTGCGGAGCGCTTCGAGAAAACGCGTCAACGCGATGAAGAAATCATATCCCTGTTTGGTGAGCCGACCGGTATCGTCGACCATGACGGTACCTGGAGGCGGTGGCTTGGGCGGTTGCGGCAACGTCATAGGGCTATCCTCGCCTCTGCCTGCATATCACCGCCGATCAGGGTAATCGGCACCGGATCAGAGACGCGTAACCTCCATTTCCGTCCCTGCGCAGAAGACAGGCCGGTATTGAGCACCGAAACAAGCTGGCGAAAACGTCCTTCTCGCCCCAATGGACGCAACAGGGGGATAGACCACGTTACACCACCATCATCAGACCAGGATATCTCGACAACCGGGTTGAGCTCGATAGGGTCCAACCCCGCTTCGCGGCCATATCCGACATTGAAATCGAAATCGGCTCTCCTGCACTGTATTCGTGAAGGAAAAGCCTTGACGCAATCGCTTTCAATCTCGAACAATAACGGTTCGCCATCCTCATCGAGGCAATCCGCATCGATCTCCATCAGCATGCCGTCCCTGGTGTCCCCAACAATCCATCTGTCAAATGCATAAGCGGAGAAGGCCGCACGCCATCGCGAAAGCCCGTAGCTGCAGCGCTGGTGCCATTCGCCGGTCGTCACGTTGTATTCCCATGTCCAGTCCGGGCACGACAAGGACCAGAAGGCGTTCTCACCGGACACATGGACGTTGGCGATAAGGCTCGCCCTGTCCTTCACCGCAAGGATGTCTCTCACCACATCCGGTGTTGAAACCGTCTGGACCTGATAGCCATCGAGGCGTCGTACAGTGCCGTCCCTGGCAACGAAGAACGGGCTCGTATCCCATCCCTCCACCGCGCCGCCGGCCACCGCCCAGGGACCCATCAATCCAACAGGAATGACGGCAACCCGCGCCAGTGGAAAAGGCATCGTTCCAGCATCCTGATAGACTTCGATCGTCGTTTCGCCCATTGCGTAGAACAACTGTGCTGAAACGATGCCGCGCAACAACCCGTCCGGATTGGCTTCGGCTCTTGTCGACGACAGCGAGTTGATCTCTGTCGTATTCAGATCGCTGGCCCTTATGGAACCGTCGCCGTAGGTAAAGATCAGGTATCCATCGAGTGAGGACACCGAATTTGGAGCCCCGACATTGCCGTCGGGATAAGCGGAAATCATATTGGAACCGACGGTCACGACTCCCGATGCGGAGACAACCACAATATCGGGAATGGCATTGTTGTTACGCGCTATGGTAACGGGGCCGGTACCCGATATCTCACCGTTCAGAAATGTAATTCTGCCGCTCGAATTGACCCTGAGAACCCGATCCCTGACGACGCTGATCAGATCGATCCCCGACCAGGTGAGCCCACGCGGATACGTCATGGCAGCAACCTGGCCGGATGAAGGTTCCGCAAACCGGCGCAGACCGGGAACACGGCTCCATCGGACTGCAGCACCGTCCTTACTGGCATAAACGTTGACAAGACGCCCCTGCCCGAGCGCCGGGCTACCGCCAGGCCGGGATGACGTCGGAAATGGAATGGCGGTCATGGTTTTTCCAATTAAAAAGGCTCCAGGAGGAGCCTGAGAGCCTGTAAAGTGGCTATAAAATAGCACTTAGTAATAGCTCTCCACAAAAATCAGGAAGAACAACATCAAGTATTTATTTATATTTAATATAATCAGCGTTTTCTCGCGCCAATACCAACTCCGATTTTATTACTAAGTAAATCCTCCATTTTTTTGCCGACCGCTCTCAATTTGTCTTCTTCCGACCCCTCTGTGCCGAAATAGGCACGCGAAAAACCCGGTACGTTGCTACCGAGCCCATAGCCCCTTTTTGCAAGTGCATACGATCCAAGCGTTTCAGCCGCTTCGGCTCCTGCAGCTATTGCCTTTTCTTTGAAGGTTCCCGGTGTTTTAATGGCAGCCGCCGCTGCATCCAGGCTACCGGAAACTAATCCTGCGGCATAAGGATTTCTTGTCGCGACAGTGACCGAGGCGTCTCTGCCGACATCACCGCTAAATCTTCCAGCCCTTACTAGCCAAGGTTTCCTGTAGCTTAACTCACGTGTGTACTCTTCCTGCTCTCTTAGCGCCCTCTCATATTCTTCGCCCTGAGCAAGCGAGCTTAAACCCGCTCTAGCATGATCGCCTAACCCTCTGGATGCTCCATCAAATGCAGATCTGAGAAAATCAGAATTATCTGAATATATGCCTAGTTTTCCATTTCTATCGACCGCGATCTGGTTGCCAAACATATCCTGTTTAACCCACATTGCGGTTTCGGGATCCAAGAAATCAAGCGGCTCAGCGCCTCCTATAAGCTTATTTTCATCATAAGCATGTTCATCCGGAAAAGCCTTATCAAAAACTACTGATCTATTCTTATTTTTTGCTTGCATCATGATTACTCAAAAATTCGTCTGGTTATCAAAAATACATCCCCGGTGTAGATTGCTCGCCCCTCCCCGTCACCATGAGTGAGCTGATGTCGCTTTCGGCATCGTCCGCCTGAAGCTTGAGGGCTATGAGCTCGGTCGCATTGAGACCAAAACTCGGAGCGGAGTGGTAGGCAATCAGCACCGAGAGCGGCAACAGCAATTCATCGGAGAATGCATCGTCCTCAAGTTCCCTCGATAGGGAGACCACCTGTCGCGCTTCCAGCATCGCTATGACGCTTGTTGCGATGGTGCGAATAGTCTCGGCATCTTCCGCCGAGACGCTTTGACCAGCCCCGAGGACACCTAGAACCTCAAGCGCCCTTCGGGTCAGAAGGGAGAGCGGAAAAGTCATGTCTTGTATTCCTCCCTAAGCTGATTGGGTTGTCGGGTGCCGGACACTCTGTTCATCAACCTCGCCGGAACGCCGTCGGTCATATGCAGCCGACCTGAGGCCATGATCGGAGGAATTATCATTGGCTGTTTTCCCTCGTGGGTCAGACAGACAGAAGGGTGCAAGCGTTCCGACAATGAGAACGCCATAATCATCGAGCATGGATTGTCTTTCTCTGGAGCTTGCGAAGAGCGGATCATGTTTTCAAGGCATACCCGCTCCTGTCCGGATAATGTTCAGTCGATGACGAACATGACGCTAAGCCGCAAAAGGCCGGCAGCCCGCCCTGATGCCGGCGCAGTCGCAACCGTCACATCAATGGTGTCGCTTTCCTTGTAACGATATCCGTGCCCGATCTGGTTGGACATGCGGGCCAGGCCGCCTTCCTGCGCCACAGAAGAAGCCGCAAGATAACGATTGCCCATCTGGCCATCTCCGACATGCAGCGCCAGACCCGCACCATTGTCGAGATCATCGGAAGACAACACGACATCCAGAATGCGCGCTCCCCCCGGCACGGCTACCATCGGAATGATCTGCCCGCCCTGCAATGGCGATGACAGAAGATAGGAGCCGACCGCAGTCTTCACGTTTCCACCGAGCCCGTGCCCGACGGTGTCGAGGGTGCTGACGGCATTATTTGCATTGAAACTGATCATGAAAATTCTTTCTGCTGAAATTGTATCGCCGGCTTTCGCGAACCCGGCCAAAATCCTTGAAATAACCGGGCGGAATGCGGCTCGCTTTCAAACACCGCATTCCGCCCCTCGGCATTACGCCGACGGAGCTGCGACGTAACCGGTCACAACACCGTGGTCGACACCGGCGAATTGCGTTTTCTCGATGCCACGCAGCTCACGCACCGCAACACCGTTGACATGTCCGTAATCGCGGGCATCAGCGGTGAACTTAGGATCCTGCCCCACCACATACCCGATGGCCTGCGCACCACACAGGAAGAACGGCTCGAGATCGACGCCGTCATAGCCTTGACCAGCCATAAGGCAACGTTCGGTGATTTCGGGAATTTCACGCACGATAACATTATCGATCATCAGATCATCCGGCTGGAACAACGGGTTCTTTGCGCCCCTGTCCATCGCATGGCGCAGATCTTCGCGCAGTTCCTGATCCTGTTTGAGATGAAAGAAAGAGCGCCCGCCAACGAACATGACGTAGGATTCAACAATGTTGCCGCGCTCACCGGACATGCCGCGCCGCTCTTCAACAACCGCCGGGCGAACGACCCGGTCAGCGTTTCGCGCAAGATAGCGGGCAAGCTGTACAATACGCGGACTTAGCTTGTCGCTTTCTTCGCTCAGTGCGCTGATCGCCGTAGCAAAATCATCGGAGTGGTTGCTGACCTTCGAGCCATAGAGAATTCGATCGCGATTGGCGGTGCTCCAGGCACTTCGGATCGCAGTCCCCGCGTCGCCAAAGCGAATACCGTTCTTGGAGTTTAGTGCATCGATAATGTCATTACGTGTCACTTCACCCATGAAGTTCACGAGGCCTGCACGCCCCGCTTCCAACAGGTCGATCTCGGAACGGAACTGGTCGGAATTGGAAACTGATACACCTTCACCAACCCAATCTATCGAAATGGGAAAGTGAAAATTAGCCATTCCCTGTTCATTGCCCTCGATAGGCGCGGCCCCTCGTTTCGGCTCACCCTTCAACTTGGCGAAGAGCGGAATATTGATTGTATCGCCGCGGTCGGTCTTCAAATCGTAGCGGACGTGAATTACTTTATTGGAATCCTTGCCCATGAACGGTTTGAAGCCGGAAGCGCGGACATATTCGTCGTAGCGCTTCGCGGTCCAGACTTTCTTCTGGGAAGCAGTGGCAAGTTCAATATTGGCCATATTATTCCTCGGTTATAAAAAGGATTTGAAAAGATGGAAAACCGGCTCTCCGGTTTTCCTGGAAACGATGCATCAGAAGCGGCATCGAATACCGCCCACCGGAGAAGAATTGCTCCGGTGTTGCTTGTCCCGGGAGAAGGTTATTTCCCGAAAGCATAGGAAAAAGCGTTATCGGGGACGCCCTCAGAAAAAGCCTGACCGGCACCTCGAGCACCAACCAGAGAAGGCGGTGGAGCAGCCTGGGCACCAGAATGATTGCCAGCCAGTTCCGAGTAACGTTGCCTGACCCAGGCATCGACATCACCGTCTGGAATCTCGGCGACCAGGCGTGCCCGCCTGAACCAGTGCACCATGCTCTCTCCGGGGTTGTCCTGGGAAAGAACCTGTCGCACCAGCGCTGGCGACCCGCTTTCGAGCACCGCTCTATAAGCGGCCTCAAATTCATCACCATAACTGTTCTGGGCGTGTAGCAGATTATGTGTGAGAAGGCGGTGTTGCACGGCGCCCTCAACATGTTCGGCTATCGCCGCCTCAAAGGCCCGCTCGAAATCAGCCTCGACTTGCTCAGGAGGGATTGGTATTTCCTCCCCGCCTCCTGAACGTTCGAACGACGTCTCCTCTTCACGATGAGAATATCCGCTGTCTATCGTCCGCGGACCTGAATAACGGAGTTGATCGCCTGCGGTTATCTCGGACGCCGCCCCGCCTTCTCCATTCGCCCCATTCGTCCAGCCATCTTCGGAATAAACCTCCGGCATCGTTTCCTGTTCAGCTTCCATATGGTTGCTCCGTTACATGTGCCCCCACGCTCGCAGATTGAGTGTCGCGGGTTGGCGGGGGATTTGATTGTGTTTAGAAGAAGGGTTGAGGGAAAATGCCCCACCATTTCAGATAAGGTTATGAAATAATTAGGTTATTGAAATAGCCAGTATCAAGGGATGAGGATAGTTCCGGCTTTGAGCTCCAGAACCGATAGAAATGAAAACGCCCGGCGCGATCATCTCGCCCAGGCGTTTTTTTCCATTGTTCCTATTTTGTTCTATTTACTCCGGAGTGTCAAGCGCCAAGTTTCACATTCAGGAAAAAACTTATGAGCGAGCGATTTCATCCCGCATCGCGGTATAGTCACCAGGCATCATGAAATGCCGTTCTTCATGCAGCCCAACTACTGGAGTTTCCCTGTGAGAAGAATTTATTCACAATTCAACAGAGTAATTCCACGTAGTCGCCTCATCAGCTCCTTCTTTGTGCCTCATTTGCTTCGTTAAATGATACTTCCAATGAGAAGAGA